GGGCGGTTTTCCACAAGCCCGGCCACCATGTCGTACCATCGTTCTTCCGCGCCTATAAGGTACGCCAGAGCGTCCGTCATGTACGCCTGATAGCTAAGCGTGATGCGCTCTTGCCGCAAAGTGTTCAGGCAGTGCTGCAAAATGTACGGCCTGCCAAACAGCCGCAGCGCGTCCGGGCTGATGGAAGAAATCAGGCGTCTGTACCCGCCAGCACCAACGGCAGACACCAGAGCAAAAAATCCATTACATCATCGTTGTTCAGCAGCTCTTTCACCGCGCGCATCTTCTTGAACGGGCCGATGTTTTCAACCACCCCATTTTCATCCACGTCCGGCTCATAGAGCAGCGGAAGCAGCTTTGCGGTGGCAGCTGCGTTGTCGAACAGCAAGCTTTTTGCCATAGCCTGAATGTTCTTTTTTGCCTGTTCCTTCTTCTTCTGTTCCAGCTCCTCCGGCGTTTCATCGCCGGTCAAAACCGGCAGAACCTTGCGCAGCTCCATGATCTTGGATTTTTCCAAGACCTCCTCTGCCACATCGGCGATCTGCCAGCAGTGGCGCAGAAACTCTTCATCGGGCAGCTCTGTCAAAAATTTCATGCGGTGTCCTCCTTATGCTGCGGCCTTGGGGCTGTAGTACCACTCCATAGGCACGGTATCACTGCCAAGACGGGGGCAGCCGGTCAGGGTGACCGCAATGTTGCCTTTGCCTTTGTCGGTGGTCTTGAGGGTCAAACCGCCGGTGGAGAGTGCATTCATCAGACGTACAGCCACATAGCCACCGTCAATGGTGTCACCGACCCACCAGATGTCCTTAAAGTCGCCGGTGCTTTCAGTGGGATCCAGCGTCATGCGGGGCGTGACCTTCTTTTCTGCCACATCGGCTGCACCAAGTGCCAGCTTGATAACGTCCGTTGTGGCATTCAGGGCCGTAAAGGCCAGTGTGCAGTCGTAGTCCTCGATCTGCATCAGCTCTGCGGTGTTCTTCTGGGCGTTGTCCACATCCTCGCCCAGATCCGTGAAGTTTGCCTTGCAGGTCGCAGTGATGCCGCCGGTGGTGGCAGTGATGATGTCTGCATCCTGGATTTCGGTCGTGCCGGACGGGTCAAACTTGTTGACCACAATTCCGGCATTGAACTGCATGGACTTGAACGCTTCCTGCGAAATTTTGGAAAATTTTCTTGCCATATTGCTCCTTACTCGCAAAATTGCGTGATTTCAAAATTAAGATATTCGCACAGATACCCTTCAGGCGGGTTGTCGAGGGGCTGTGCCCACGGGGTGCCTTTTTGCAAAAGAATAGCGCCGCCCTCGCAGGAAAGCGTTATGCTGTCCTCGAGGGCTGCGCTGATCGTATCTTCGGTTTGCAGGATGGGGATCCTGCCGCCCTTGCTTGGGTACCACAGCCGGGCGTGGAAGGATGCTGTTTCGTTCCACCCGCCGGGGATGGTGGGCTTGTAGGTCAGATAGGGCAGTGAAGCGGCAGGAGGGATGTTATCTTCCAGATAACCCGGGATGCCAAAGTCGTTGAAAAACGTGTTCAGCGCCCGGTTGATGCTCTCAGACGGGCCCATCACGGCAGCACCGCCTTTTTGCACTTGACGGCCCGCAGTCCCATGCCGGATTCCGGCGGGGCTTTGCCCTCATCTGCCGTGCTGGTGATCTGGAAGGTCTGCCCATCACTTACCCGCTTGATGTAGTCCGGGAAGGCCAGCGGAACACCGGTGCCAACAAGCAGCGTGTAAGTAGATGCCGTGTCGGCCTGCTCTGCCACCTGAGCTTCCACGGTGGTGTCGTGGCGCTCCACGGCTTCAAACTCTGGGCCGTCCGTCCAGCCGGAAACAAAGCCGCCCACACCGTCCGGCTCATAACTGCGGGTCTGAAAGCGGTATTTTTTGGTAAAGCTCTGCATCACGGTGGATGCAGCGAACGGATTGACCATGTCACATCTTCCTCCACTGGTTGATCTCTGATTTATAGCGGGTCTTGCCGTCAGCGGGCAGCCCGTCCGTGCCTGTAGCCAGCGTGCCGGACCACCCGGCAAAGGACTGAGATACATACACGCCGCCGGCCGGGAGCGCCTTGTCGTATGCGTCGATTTTTTCAGCCAGCGCCACAAAATCAGGCGGCACACGCATGGGCTGAACCGTGCCGTTGAAGGTCTCGGCAGTCAGATCGCCGTCCCCGGCCTTGTGTACGCCGTCATTGAAGATGGAGCCGCACACAAGGAAATACTGCCCCGGCACTACCCCGGCGGGCACGGTATCCGGCTCAAAGGCAAACTCCCCGGCAATGGGGTCGTCCGCCCGGTCAAAAAAATTGTGCGTGTAAACGCACAGCTCAGGGACGGTCATACAAAGTCACCCCCTTGCAGATCAGACCGATTCGCCCGGGGTAATGGTCTCGACCGCGATGCCGTCGATGTATTCGGCAAACAGGGTCATGCCCATGACCGCAGTGATGACAGTGACAAAGGTGCCATAGTCGGGGCGGGTGTTCACGCCCACGATGCCGGTGTTGCTGTCCGTGGTAAGGCGGAAGCCAGCACGAGCCCAGTCGGAGTTGGTAGGATTGACGTAATACAGAACGATATTGTCCGCAGGAGTTGCGATCACCTTACCGCGTGCAATCTCGGTTTCTGCCAGCAGGAAAACGGTCTTATACCCCATGAAGTTTTTGATGTAATTGAAACCGAACTCACTCTGCTCGTTGATGACAGCACTGGTTCCCAGGTACTCGTACACGTCCAAAACATTCACGAACGCCACAACGTCGGTAGCAGTACGGTGCATGGTCTTGAACTTGTTCAGGACGCGGCCTTTTGCCATTGCCATTGCTTCCTGAAAGGTCTTGGAAGTGCCCTTCAGTGTGCCGGTATTGAGGTACTTGTAGAAACGTCCGGCCACATCGGCGGTCAGGTCGTTCAGCATCTCCTCATCGGTCATCTGAACAGCGTTCTCGTAACCATCCTCAAGGATGGCTTCTGCGGTCGTACCCTTGGCCCACTTTTCGAGGGTGATTTTCTCATAGTCCTTGGTCTTGACGGTATACTTGCTGTAGGGGATCTCCTCGCCCTCGCCAACTTTTCCGTCCTGCAGGGTACCCTGTGCATACTTGCTCTTCAGCACCGTGTTGGGAAGCATCTCAATCTTGCGGGATACGCCCATAATGTCGCGCAGATGTTCCCAGTTGCGGCCGAAGCGGGTCACGAAGTCGATCTCGCGTGCAGTGGTCTGAATGTCAGCGGCCATCACAGTATTAGTTTTTGCAGGCATAAGTTAGTCCTTTCCATCGCCTGTCCCATTGAACAGGTCGATATTTGCTGCAATCGCGGCCTGCCGTTCGGTAGAATCCTTGATTGCAAAAATTTGGTCTTTGGTCATTTTGGAGCCGGTGTTGGTGGGCGGGTTGTCCACCTTCGCGCCGGTGGTCGTGGTCGTAGCCACAAAGTCGCCCCAATCAGCTTTCAGGCTGTCGGTGTGCTTCTTGGCGTCCTTGACGTTGCCCTTTTCGTCCAGCTCCAGCTTGTCGATGTCCTCGCCGGACAGCCGCACAACGCGGTCTGCGTACTTGTCCAGCACCCCGGCGGTCTTCAGCAGCTCCCGGAATTTGGCTTCCTTGGCTGCGTGGGTGTCCTTCTGGGTCTGCTGGGCCTTGTAGTCAGTCAAAGCCTTTTCTGCGGCCTGCTTGCCGCCGTTGGCCTCGTCCCGCTCTTTCTCGGCCTGTGTGCGGGCTGTTTTTTCTGCATCCAGCTGGTCTTTGAGATCGTCCGTCTCCTTGTGCAGGGCGTCCAGAATGGCTTTCGCCTTGTCATCGTTGGAGGTTTCGGTGTTCTCCAGAATCGTGCGGATGTCAGCTCTTTTGAGTGCCATGTGATAGTCCTTTCTGCCCATGCTCGGGCTGCCATGCTTGGCAATAAGGTTTATTTGCCGGACGTGCTGCCGGTGTGGTGCCGCCAGTAGGATTTGAACCTACAACCTGCCGATTACAAGACGGCGGCTCTTCCAGTTGAGCTATAGCGGCATAAAAAAGCGGCTGACGCTGTGCGCCAACCGCTGAGATATTAGGTTTTACGGTTTGACTTCCACGCTCGGCAAAACGTCAGTGTGGAAATAGAGTTTATAGTGGTACGGGTCGGTATGGGTGCCGGTAATGTCCTCCACCACATACATGGTGTAGCTGTTGAGGTAGATGTAATTTTTGCGGTAGGTGTCCGGGCCGATTTTCACAGTGCAGACCAACTCGTTGTCCGAGTTGTTGGAAATGGACATATAGCCCTCGGCTTCCATGATGACCTTATCCGTGCGGGCGTTGTAGACGGTGATCTTGCGCTCGCTCTCGAAATAGTCTGCCTGCTTTGAGATGTTGGCGTTCGCCTTGTCAGCCTCAGAGCATCCGCACAGAAGCAACACAGCCAAAAGCGTGATTGCTGCAAAAATCTTTCTCATAGTCATTCTCCCTTCTCTGCTTCTTCCACGGCGATCTGCCGCAGCTCGTCAATGTGATCTTCCACCGCCGGGCGCAGGAACGGGCGGGCTTTCATGCCCCGGGTAAAGTGCCACTTGCCGTTAAAGTCCTTCCAGACCCACGGCGTTTTTCGTCCGTTGCCCTTCTCGGCAAAGACGCCCGTGCCCAGCTCCACATACACGCTGTAAAACAGATTGCTGCCGATGGTCACGGTCTTTTTTGCGAGGTCGAGGGCGTAGGTCAGGCTCTGCTTGAGCGCACCGCCCACATAGCCCTGTATGCCTGTGCTTTCCTCCGTGCCAGTAGGCACAAGCAGCTGGGCGTAGTCCTGCACCTTCATGCCCCAGATGGTAAGCACCCGCTCCGCCCATGAATCCAGCGCCTCATGCAGCTGCGGGGTGTTGTCGGTGAATTTGATGTCGTAGTTGAAATTCATGCTATACTCCATGTATAACAAAACCCCGCCCCGGTGTGGGGCAGGGTCGGTGATTCAGTTACAGGTACAGCAACCGGAACGTCTCACGGCCTTTGGGGGTGATGAGCGTCTGCACGCCGCTCCACTGGGTCTTGTCGTTCTTGGCTTCCTTGACCTCAAACAGGCCGTTGTTCTTGTCCTCACGGGGCAGCAACTTGCCTTTCTGGTCACGGTAAAGGAATTTCTTGTCCAGAAGCCACGCCACAAAGGCTTTTGGCTTGATGCCCAGCTCTTTGGCTGTCTCCCGGAAATTGGTCAACAGGTTGCGGTCAACCAGTTCGTCGAAGTATTCTGCCTTGGGCTGCATGATCTGCTTCTCCACGTTAAGCTGGCTATTCTGTGCGGTCAGCTCACAAATGCGGGCTTCCCGGTCTGCAAGGGTCTTGTTCGCCACAAGCAGCGCCTTTGCCATCAGCTCCTCCGGGGTGAGCTGCTCCTGCCCGGCGATGTACCCGCCGTTCTTGCGGATGGACGGCAGCACCTCGGACGTGACCCACTTGCGGAAGGGCTTTGCCTCCGGCTTGTCGCTGCGCAGGATGACGTTGTACAGACCGGACTCGTTGACGCAAACCATTTCGATGGTCTTTTCGGGGTTCTGGGGGTGGGGGAGGTCAAACCTACCCACCTCATCAGGGTCAAGTCGCTCCTGAACGTATCTCTGGTTGCTGATGTTCAGCGTGCTGCACACGTCCTTCAGGACGAACCACGGATCGCCGTTCAGCTCCACGGTGCGAACTTCGTTGTTCTGGTAGTTGAAAATCTGAATATTAGACATGAGAAATCTCCTTATTGCTTTCATCAATGATTGCGTTTACTTCTTTCTCCAGACCAGAGATGCTGCCGAACAGCGTGCACAGGATGGAATCATACATAGGCGCTTCATCCCACAGGCGGGAAACATCACGCTCGTTGCGTGGGCGGATCAGATCATCCGTCTTGTGGGTCTCCTCAAACCAGTTTGCAAAGATGTTCAACAGGTTGTGCATCGTCTGGAGCTCACCGGAAACCATGTCCAACTCAAACTCTGCGCTTGCGATTTTGCTTGTTTGCATCATCATGACCTCACATTTTACTTGACTTTTTCTTATAAATAAAATAAAATGTGAGTAAGAGGAGCTTTTTTGTTGGGTTGGTTTCTCTTATCTTCGAGTGGTTAGTTGTTACGAGCAGCTAACCACTCTTTTTTGTACTGTTCAAACTTCTTGCGCTGTTCTTCGGGGTTCAGCTTCTTGAAATCCTTGAACTTCATGGGCGTCTCCTTTCCGCCCCTCTCACTCACAAGATATATTATACTACGATTTGCGTAATCAGTCAATACGTTTTTCGTTAGTTTCTTGAAAATAATTTCTTTTTTCGTATTGATTTGAAACGAAAGTCGTAGTATTATAGATGTAAGAAAGAGGTGAAAGAGATGTCGATTCGTTATCATCTGAAAGCGTTACTCGCAGATGCAAACATGACGCAAAAGGAACTTGCCGAAGTAACCGGGATTCGTCCTCCAACTATCTCGGCTCTTTGCCTTGGAACGGTCAAACAGCTCCCCATCGGGGTTCTTGAAAAAATTTGCACCGTTCTGAATTGCCAGCCCGGCGACATACTGGAATATGTGCCGGATAAATCCGAACAGTGACCCTACACCCTGCCGGGAGGCAGGGCTTTATTTTTATACTCAATCATTTTACCTTCTCCTTTTTCTTGCGATCCCGCTCTTTTGCCCACCACATTTGTTCGGCTTCCGTGCCGCCTTTGGCTTTGTACCACTCGGTATAGGTCATATCGGCTACGGTTTTCTTTACGGCCACTTTGATGGGCTTGCCTTTGGCGTACACCATGCCCGTGTCCTCGTATGTGACGATATTTTCCCGCCGGGCGGCGCCCTGGCGTGGGTACTTGCCCAGCGCAGATGACAACACACAGCGGCAGTGGTAGACCATCTCAGGGGCCGCGTTTGGGTCACCGGGGTGCTGTATCTCGTAGCCCATGACCTTGAACGGCTCGTCAAGCTCTGCCGTCTGCTGGTCAAGCAGGCGGTGCATTTCACGGGTGCGGTAGTCGTGGGTGGAGTTCCACCGCTTTTTGACCTCGATGCCCAAAGCCTGGGCGTTGCGCATCTGCTGCAATGCCCCGGCGTTCTGAGCGCCTGTGAGCGCCGTGATGGCGTTATTCATGGCCCAGTGAATCTCCGTGTCTGTCATGCCGTTTACGGCCTGCACGGCGATGTCGTGGACGCTCTTGCCCTGCACGATGCCCTGCATGACGTAGCGGTTGAACACCCGGGCGTCATAGGTGCGGTTGCTCTCGCTTTTGATACGTTTGTTGGGCACCAGTTTGGGGTTCTCCTTCAGCAGCATCTTGACTGCCTCGGTGTTGTACAGGGTCAGCCCGAACGTCACGCCTGCAGCCTGTTCCAGCTCGTAGAAAGCCCAGTTTGCGCCAAAGGAAAAGATGTTGTATTGCTCGTCCCGGGCCAGCTTGTAGGCCGTCTGCTGTGCTGTGGTACAGGTCTGAGTGATGCCATCCAGCTTAGCGTGCATCAAATCGGACTGAAAGACCTGATTTTGCAGCCAGATGCGGTAATCCTCTTCAGTGATTTCGCCTGCATCCAGCTGCGCCCGCTTGCGCTCGTCCAGCGCTCGGTACTTCCCCAGGAACTCGGTGAGCTGCTCGGTCATTTCCCGGCGGGCAGTGCCGTATACGCGGAGGATGCGTCGGCGCAGGCGGTTCAGCTGCCGGGTGGAAATGCGGTCACGGTCAGAAATCATGTTTCATCACCGTTGTCATCCTCGTCCACGGTTTCTCGTGCTGCGCTTTCCGCCATCAGGGACGCCCTGGCCTTTTCCTTTTGCTCCGGGGTCAGGTTTGGCAGTAGGTCAATGGCCATGTCCTGCCCAATGATCGCCGCCTCGGAGATTACTGTGCTGACCTGCTCTGCGGTGTTTACGATTCGGCTCCGGTTGAATGTCGGCGTTGCGCTGCCAAAGCCAGCCAGCGCACAGATCTGACGAACAAAAGGTTTGATCTGGGCCTCGAAGTCGTCTGCGTTCTGGTTCAGGGGCTCATAAGCCGCATCCAGATGGTCGTTGGTGCTGTTTGCGCTGACACAATGCACGTCCAGACCGCCGAAATCCTCATAGACCCGGGTGTGCAGCAGCTCCAGCAGGGTCTGCCGAGCAGTCACCGGCACCTCGCTGGTGTATGGGGTGATCTTGCCGCCCTCGCTGGTATCCGCACCGGCGATGTGGTACAGGTTCAGCTTCGCAAGGAACTCCTGCAGCTCATCATCGGTCATGCCGTTAAAGTTTTCACACAGCCAGTAGATCTGCGCGCAATCCTGCAAGTCGCTGCAGAAGCCGGACGTCACCAGATCGGTGTTGTCGATGTAGGCTTTCAGGCCTACGAGGGTGCTTTGATGCAGGTCGGATCCCCACAGCGGCACCACAGGCAGAGTGCTGTAGTTTTCCCCCTCCACGCTTTCCAGCCCGCCGCCGGGGGTCGTGATGACCACGCTCTTGTACGCCTGCTTCGGGGCTGTCTCCTGCATGGTGCTGCCGATTCTGCTTTCCGTGTACTCGGTGTAGCCGTCCTCTTCGTACAGGACATAGTGCATATCCGTGTCAGGATTCAGCCGCCAGAACCGCACCCCGGCCCGCATGGAGCCGGAGGTCTCATCGTACAGAGGCGCAAACTCGGTCAGCTTGAACACCACCAGATGGTCGCTGTTCCAAAATCCAAAGCTTTCGCCGTGGATCAGGGCAAAATATCCGGCCTTCTGGATCTGCTCGTCAAATTCAGCCCCCAGTTTTTCTTTGTCCACGTCCTTATCCGCAAAGGTGACGCCGTTTCCCAGGGAGTAGGTGGCACGCTGCTTGTTGAGCCTCCGGAAGAGATTGCTCTTGACCATATCGGGCCGGGGTACATCCTGCCGGGTGTTTTTTGACAGGCGTTTCAGCATCAATGCGTAGGCTTGCGAAAATCGCTCAGCGCCCGGGTTTTTCTGGGCATCGTACAGGTCAGCGTCCAGCGCCATCCTGTAAGGGCCGGAAGCGCAGTGCTGCTGCACGAACCGCCGGACAAAATCGGGCTGTTCCCCGGCGGCTTGCGCCTGCTGAAAAGTCTGGAATGTGTATACAGTGCTCAAAATCAATCCCTCAGTTTCACAAGGCGCTTTGTGCGCACGAAATAGCGGATAGCGTCCATGCAGTGGTCGTTGACCTTCAGCACGGTGTCGTCTTTGTCCGGGTCCCAAGCGTACACGCCGAACTCTTCCAGCGTGTGCTTGCAGTCTTTGTAGATCTTCAGAAGCCCGATCTGCAGCATAGTCTGCACGTCCAGAATGCCGCTCAGAACGTCGTTATTTGCGGGGGTCTGGGTAAAGCCATTCTTGCGCAGTTCCGTAATCAGGGGCAGGGCAGAGGGGTCCACGATGATCCTCTCCGGCTTGAGACCGTTCAGCCACGCCTTGAGGTCTGCAACATACTCGCCCACGGTCTTTTGCCGCTTCTGTTCGCGGCCGCTGTAGTAGTACTCCCGGGTGACGATCCAGCAGTCTGCATCTGCCTGCTTCTGGAGCAGCAAAAAGACCGTTGCGTTCTGGGTGCCAAAGTCACACGCCACATAGGCGCTTTTGGGGGACAGTTCCGGCAGCTCATCAACGACATGCTTTTTGCGGTCGAACATGTCATATACAAGTCCCTCTGCCACCGTCCACAGGCCCAGAATGTAGCGCTGGTAGAAAACGCCGCTGTACTGGCTGCGGTATCTGGCCTTGATTTCCTCGGAGAGCGACAAGTTGTCGTCCATCGTAAAGTGGAGGTACATCATCTTGCGGGAACGGCATTTCCGCACCCACTCAAGATAAAACCAATGCTGTGGGCTGCCCGGGTTGCAGTTGAACCAGAATTTTGACCCGGTGACGGAGCAGCGGGCAGTGGCCTGATTGACAAAGCTCTGCGGCATCAGCGCCACCTCGTCAAAGAATGCCCCAGCCAGCGTGATGCCCTGGATCAGGTCTTGGCTGCTCTCGTCTTTGCCGCCGAAAAAGTAAAACTCGTTGGATTTGCCGCCTTTGCTGACGGTCATGAAATTTTCTGCCCGATGCTCTTTGACATTGTAGCCACGGGCTGCAAGCTGCTGCTTGAGCGTGCCAAGCACGTTTCGCCGGAAGCTGGCAATGGTCTTGCCGCACATGGCAAACTGCTGGCCGCTGTAGCAGGTCATGGCCCACTGGACAAAAGAAAAGCTCATGGCAAAGGTCTTGCCCGAGCGGATAGCGCCATCGGCAATGATGCCGTTGTATCCGCTGTATGCGCTCTGCGGTGTCCACCAGCTAAGAACCTGTTTCTGCCGCTGGCTGAGGGCTTTCCAGCGAAAGCCGTTACTTTTCCGCATTGTCGTCCTCTTCCTTTGGCAGAAGATCCACATCGTCAGGCGGGCTGAGGTCTGCGGCGGCATTCAGGGCCTCCGCAAGGCCATCGTCCAGGACTTCAACGCCGCTCTGACCTCCCAGCATGGCAAACTTGTCCACAATGGTGCCGAACGCCGTTGACAGCTGCGGCAGTGTTGCTTCCGCAATCTTGTCCGGGTCAGCCATCGCTTTCAGATACAGCCCGAGAAGTTCTTGTGCTTCTCCTTGCTTGCTCTCCATATAGGCCAGCATGTCCTGCGCATTCTGCTCTTTTTTTCTGTCGCACAAATCCGCACATTCCGGGTTTTCCTTCACGATCTTGCGCACAGTGCTTTCTGCAACGTCGTTTAGCTTTGCGGTGCGGGTGTAATTTTGCAGCTGGATATAATCCGCGATGATCTTCTTTTTTTGCCTGTCTGTCAGCCGCTTTGCGCTCACCGCCACCACCTCTCTAAATTCATGCAAAAGAAAAACCGCCCGGAAATCCGAACGGTCAAAATGTTAAAATAAGCAGCGCCCCGCATTCAGTTGCGTTGGACAGGCGTCAAACGGTGGGCGCTGCTGTGTCCGGAACGTACGCCGCCAGACACCCGGCGTGCTGCGCGGCCCCCTCCAGGGTACGCAAATGGCATTCCCGGCAGGGACCGAGCCTGCAGCCTCTGGTTTTGGAGACCAGCGCTCTACCAATTGAGCTACGGGAATATAAAAGCCGCCCTTGGAATCGAACCAGCCGTGTCTACACACACGCGCCGCGCTCCAAACTGCGCTCAGGCGGCCATATAAAAACAGCTCCGGTTCTCCGCCGGGGCTGTTGGTTGGCGCACATCCTGTCAGGAAAGCTACACCTTGGCAAGGATTCTAAGGCCTTTTCTCGGCACGGGAGGTTGCACGTGCGGCCTTGCGGGTTGTCTAGTCCATGCGCCATATGGTGCGATACGGCGGAATCGAACCGCCTCCTGTCTCTCATGAGCGTCAGGCTGCCTTTGTGTCAGTGTATCGCATAGAAGCAGCCCGCGAAACGTGAAGAGAGAGCAAAGCCCAGTGCCTGCAAGCAGAAAAGGAGGAAAATGCCAAGAAGGGACACGTTTCGGAGGCTGCATGCATCGGTTTGCCTTTTGGCTTTTCCGATGATACAATTTTACACCATGCGATAGTGAAACCGCAATGTAATGACAGTGCAATGTTCTTAAAGGCTCAGCTCCTCCATTGCTTTGCGCCGCAAGACATAGACCATGCGCAGAGAGTAATTCATGTCTTTTGCGACCCTTTCCCACGTGAGGCAATCGAGATAGTACTTGTACAGCACCGTGTATGATTTCTCGTTCTGGATCTGGGCGAGCGCGTTTCTGATCTCGAGGAACAGCCTGTCGCAGACCGCTCTTTGCTCATAAGCCCGGCGCTCCGCTTCCTCCTTACGTTCCACCGCCCGGGCAAGGCTCTGGCCATCTTTGCTGCCGCCGGGGGCCGCGCTGAGGCTCTGGGTGATGTGCCGGGTGGCCTCCTGTGCTTCGGCCAGCCGGTCAGACAGCAAGTAGTATCTTTTCTCCGCTTCGCGGTAGCGGTTCAGCCACGCCTTAACGGTGCTGTAATCGGTTCTTTCCGGCTTCTGAGTGTCGGTGTCAGGTATCCATGTGCGAGCCATTGTTGCTCCTTTCTTCAAAATCGCGGCAATATTCGGGCGGATTTATGTATCCTTCGTCTTTTTCACCGCTCTGGCAGATATAGTGATATCCGGATTCTGACGCCCCAAATTTTTGCTTTAAGAATACGCACCGGTCGCAAAGGCAAGGTTTGTTTCGGTTGAGCCGCCGCTTGAAATATTCAATTGGGTTGCCATCGCTAAGAACAAACCAGATGAAAAGCCCTGCAAGTGTTGCCATGAACAGCGTGCTTGCAACTTCAAATAGAATATCAATCATTTTACTCCTCCATTTCTTCGATCCAAATTTCAACTCTTGGTTTTTTCTTGTCGTAGTCCACCCGGCTGCCATCGTGGGCGGCGACGATCTTGCTGTTGTCGTCCTCCAGCACGCGGGCTTTTACCAGGATGTCTGTGGTTGCCTCGATGAGGTTTGCCAGATCGACCCGGCGGGCGGTCTTCATGTAGTACACGCACCTCACGTTCACACGGGCAGAAACGGGGCTGCGCGGCCTTTTGATTTGCCGCAGGCAGTCCGTCTCATAATCCACGTATGCCTTGCTAGGAGCCACGAAGCGCCCGCCTGAGCGGCTTTTAAAGATGCGGGAAGAGTTTTTCTTGGTGCGGGGGTCACCGTAGAGGGTCAAGTGCATTTCTTTCGTTCCTCGCTGTTCCACTGCTTGAGTGTTGGTGCGTGATGCCCGCACATCAAACAACAAAGTTCAGTCCCCGGGTCCGACAGCACTGTGAGCTTCGGATTAACCGACTTGATTTTCTTTCCCCATGCAATAAATCCACTCCCGCACTTTGGGCAAGGAAGAACAGTGTATGATTTTTTTATCATTCCTCGTCCTCCATGTAACACCAGCTTTGCGGAGGGCGTGAAATGTATCGGGATGCACAGCGCTCTTCCTTCATGTTGTCCCATTGCAGGCAAGTGCAACAGTCGCCACCATGACTGCAAGGCTTCATGCCCCAGAAATTTTTAAGCCTTACAGGCTCGTCCCAAATTTTTAGGTCAGAAATGTGCCAGCCATATCCCGGGTGAATGCCGAGATATTTGGCAAGCTCTGCATCGGTCAGACAAGTGGTAAGCTCTTCTCGCTTTGCATTACGTTCTTCGTCGTTGTTTTCCGGCAGGGTGTAAACCGGCAAATCCAGACTCGAGGCCGTGAAATTGAACCCAACGCAGTCCCTGTCGATTCTGTAGATTTCATCGCAGACAAACGTGCCGATGAAGCGCTCATCCATCTGCCGCAGACCGGCCTTAGGCAACTTCATCCACCAGCTTTCGGCGCCGGTGCAGTAGATGTACACCTTGAACGGCGTTTCCAGCTTCGGACGGGTCTTGCGTACCTCCACGGTTTTCATCCCACTCAAAATCAGCTTGCACCATTCCGGCCGGATGCTCAAAAGTATAGCTTTCATCAAGTATTACCCCCATTGTTCGGACATGGCCTTTGCAACGCCCGGAAAAGTCTTTGCCCGGTTCTTTGCGCGGTCAGTGGTAAACATGCCCTTGTGCTGCTCTCCATGTTTGTGAGAGTAAGAGCCAGATGGACACCACGTCGCAACGGGTTCGACGATACTTGTCGGATGCAGCGGTTCAAGCCCTTTCAGCCAAAGACAGGTTTTCTTTGTGTACGGATGCCCGAATTGATAAGGCTGGATGGTCTGCATGTATTCAGGTAGACAAAACACTTTGCTAGGCACTGGATTTTCTACGCAGATTTTCGGAATGTCTGCCCACCAAAAGCGCATAAACAAGTCTCTGCCTTGAATCCCAAGCATCACCCTGTCAGCTTGCAGCTCATGTCCCTTCCACAAGTGGCGTGCACCAGCATTTGACAGGTATGTGCAGGGTGGGTGTGCGATGAGCAAGTCCCACTTGCCAACGTCATGCGTTACACCGTCCATCGTCACGACTTGCCCCCCCTCAACAGCCTTGAGGGCGTCGCCGAGGATGTGCCATTCGGGGTGCCCACCGGACGGCTCCTGAATGTCGCAGGAGTAGGCTTCGTGACCCTTGGCGCGGAACGCCTTGCACACTTCCTGCGATTCCTCGCAGGCAATCAGCACTTTCACCGTTTTCTTCCTCCCATCCATCCTTCTTTGTTGAAATCGTTACGGCTGATCCGCTCCGCCGCGTGGTTACCGTTGGTGTAGATGCGCTGCGCTTCCAGCTGACGCTTGTACTCGGCGTACTTCGGGCAGCTGTCGTGACAGATCGGGTGCCGGTCGGGGCAGTCTTTGCAGGGCTCAAGTTTTACCATCGGTCTGCACCTCCTGATTTTCTTTTCCGAGCTCCTTCCTTGTCGGCTCGCTCGCCCGCAGCCTTGCCGCTTCACGGGGGGCAGTGGTGATATCGGCCTGCGCCTGCTTCAAAAACTCAGCACGGCGGTATGTAAGGTCTGGCATTTCAGCCAGTTCTGCCAGTCCTCCCACGCTTCCGGCATAGGATTTTGCCGCTGGGGGGAGCTGGTCATACAGGGCTTGCAGCTCTTTCTGTCCGTCACTACGCAGCAGACTGCCCTTTTCGTCAATGCCGGTCACCATCGGGAACTTGCGCCAGCTCAAAAATGTCTGTGCCTTGCGTGCCGCTACAGCCAGAGCTTCCCATTCAGCGGATGGGTCAAGACACTGGGAAAGCTGCTTGAAGATGTCGGCCACCGTGACCGGATAAACGCATACCCGGTTCGCCGCCAGAAAAGCCCGCTTGACAGTATCGCCGTCATAGTCGCCAAACTGGTACGTCCACACATCAATGGTGGTCTGCATCTCCTCGTCAGTCAGAGGCTTGGAGCCCAGCTTGTACAGCACAAAATTCATGCGGATCAGCTTTGCCACGTCTTCCCGCGTCATGTCTCAAACCCTCTTTCTCTGTCCATCTTCGCCAGCACCCGTGCAAGCTGGTCGTCTACAGTTTCGGTTGGCTGCTTGCCCCTCGGTCTGGCTTGTCGGCTTTGTTCGTTGGCTTCCACGTCTCCCGGTGTGCGCAGGCCGTCCCGTTTCCAGCCGGACAATATGCCATTGATGTAGTTCCACGAGCGCTTCCCGGCTTCTGTGGCCTTGTCAATCGCCAGCAGAATCATCTCTGTGCTGTACTCCTGCCTCCACTTCTGCAGCTTGTCCAGTGCAGAGCGCGGAAAGTCCCCAACGGCCTGCTGATAATGCTGGACAATTTTAGAAAGTTCTACGTCAACGGCGGCGGGGGCGGCTCTATTATATACACCACCGTTAGGTGATATACCATTACCATTTACATTACCATTACCATTTACATTACCATTACCATTTACAGCCGGATTTGCCGCGTTTTGATGTTTTTGCTCGTCAAAGTCGGCATTTGCCGGATTTGCCGCGTTTTGCTGACGCTTGCCGTTTGTAACTTCTGCACCTTTACGCCCTGCGGCAGCTCTCTTTTCTCGTTTTTCGTTCCATTTTTTAGAATTTGATTCCACCGCCTCGGACATAAAATCCCACGCCATTTCGAGCTTCTGGTCGTCCTCAAAATCCGGTGGATCGGGGAAATCAAGCAACGCATCAAAAATCCTGCCTTTTTGCTCCAGAGACAATTTCCGCAATGGCTTTTTCCATGATTTGTAAATGACTATGCTTTTCTGTTCTTCCTCTTTCAACTGCTTTCACCTCCTTTGCCCGCCCGTATAGCCGGATAGCACAGCTTGCGAGGTCAGAACGGCAGGTCGTCGGCATCATCGTTGATGGGGTCATACTCAGCAGAAGGGGCCGCTTCCGGAGCGCTGGTGCTGTGCGGCGCGTAGTCTGCAAGGCTTTCGCCGGGGTACATCTGCGCACCCTGCAGATCTGCCGGGTTTGCTGCCGGTTCTGCAGATTCCGGCGGAGGGCCGGGCGGTGCCATCAGGTCGATCATCTGCTGCAGCCAGCGGAATGTCACCAGCCCGCCGGGCTGAACATCATCCGCGTCCACGTCGTAATAGATCTTGCCGTTATACTCCCGCTCTTTCAGCTTTTGAGCAAAAACTGTGACCTGATCGCCTTTCTGCAGCATGCCGTCCCACTGGTCAATGCCGTGCCAAAGGTTAACACCCACAAAGAAGCTCTGCCATTTGCCGGATTCATCCTGTGTGCGGCTGGCTTTCAGGTCGAATTTCAGCACCCGCTTCTGCCCGGCATCCCGGAGCACCGGGTCTTTGGCGATCTCGCCGTGCAGCATGATGCCGTTCTTGGTCTGGACGATCATGCATCATCACCGCCAAACGGATCATCGGCGTTTTCCTCTGCAGATGGTGCATCCGGGGCAGGGATCAGGGTGCCTGCCGTCTTGCGGTGACGGTGGGAACCTGCGTAAGGATCCAGCACCGGCAGTTCTTCAGGCGACACCTCGCGGGCGGTGCTTTCGGCATCCACACGCACCTCGCATTCATCGTACAGAGCGCCGAAGGTAGACGGGAACGCCTCACGCAAAGCGTGCACCAGCGCCACCTTGCGGATCATGGTGGCCTTCTTGCCATTCCAGAGGGACTTGCCGGTGTCGTACTCGGCCAGCTTCACCTCCTCGTAGCTGGGGCGGGTGCGGTCTTTCCGGTAGACCTTGGCCCAGCCGCCCAGAAGCTCCTCGCCCTCATAGACGATGGAACCCTCCCGGTGGTCCAGCTGCCCGGCTTCCGTGTCCAGCACGATGATGCCGGCCTCAAAGCCGTCAAAGGCCGGGTGCCGTTCGGCCATCTGCATGTAACAGTTCTTGCCCAGGACGATGGTGCTGGGGGTGTCCTCGCTGTTGTTGTCGTAGTGGATCAGATAGGCCTCTTTGGTGAAGGGGTTCAGGTGGTACTGCTTGCATGTTTCCAGAAAGATTTTGCATTCAGCATCGGTAGCCTTTGGGCAGATGAAGTTGCGCACGTCTCCAAAACTCACAGTGAAGTGCTGGCCGTCAGCACCGGTGATCTCCACGGGGACGGACGGGGATGCGGCCTGCATAGCGGCGCTGCCTGCACGGTTGGCATTCTGGACGGAACGGTTTGCCAGAGACTGTGCGTTGGAAACAGAAGAAGTAGGCGCGGGTGCGCCGGGATGAGTAAATGCCATAAGTAAGTACCTCCAAAATTATTTGATAGAACCATAGCGGAAGCCGCGCTCTGCAGCTCCCTGCTTGAACCATGCGATGTCCTCACGGGTGAACTCTACCCAGAAACGATATTGCTTGCGGGCAGGGGCTTCCGACTGTGCAGGCTCTGCGAATTTCTGAAGTATGCTGAAATCCAACCTGCCATCCGGCGTGATGGCTGCATTGCCCTGCGCCGTTTGAGCCGCTTCTGTGGCGATCTGGCGTTCTTCATCGGTCGGAGGGATAATGACCGGAGCTGTGGCCTGCGCCCGCTCTGCGGCCATTCTCTCGGCCTCTGCGCGGCGCTGTGCGTCCCGGGCCTTCTGGCGGCGGCTATGCTCCACAAGGGCAGCGTTCAGATTCAGTTCACACAGATACTCCGTGGTGCAAGCCTCTGCGTCCCCGCCGCAGGTCTCCCGGATCAGACGCAGCTCTTCCCGCCGGGTCTCCACGCTCTTGCGCAGCTCCCGGCTGGCCTTTGCCAGATCATAGGTCTTGTTGAGCCACTGCGGCACAAGCAAGCGGTCAAAGGGGATAAGCTCCCGCAACTCGCCGATGCAGTCAGCATAGACAGCCCGCAGCGCATCCTGCTTATCCTGCCTCTCGGCTTCCTCCACAGCCTTGACTTGCTGGTCAATGGCACCGGAGACAGCCTTGCACTGACCCTGCATCTTCTTGGCACTCTGCAAGAAATCTTCCAACGGCTTCATGTAAAAAGCCTTGGCGTTGCGGGCGGCATCGCTGAGCTGCTTGTCCAGCTTGTTCACTGCGGCGCGGTCGGCCTTGGCATCCTTGATAGTCTCCGGGGTGTAGACGCGGCCGGTGTAGGCGGCCAGCATCTCGGTCAGGTTCTGCTGCACCTCAGCTTCATTCCACCGGATCGCGGGCAGTTCCGGGTGGTCCACCCGGACGGTCAATTCTTCTTGCATAAATATTCACCTCGCATACACAACGTTCATATCAGCGTCAAACACCCTGTACAGCTGTTCTGGCTTTCTCTTTGCCAGTTCATCGGCAATCGAAATTGCATCCGAAGCAACCGGAAATTGCTGTTGCGAAACAAGCGCTGGCGGTTCTTGCGCCACATCGTAAATTCTTAAAAGTGCCACTTGTAAAACCTCCTGTTTGTGATATCTTTGTGGTGATGGGCGGCGAAACTCATCACCCTTTTGGCTTGTCCGTGTTGGAGCACGGGCAGGCTCTTCTTTTTTTGCGGCGTATCGGCGGAAGACTGTCCAACTCATCACGTCGGATGCACTCTTTTTCAAAAATGTACTTGCGAGCCCGACGCCTGCCGTTGCGGCTGTGGCTGCTTGCGGACGCAAAACTGTTTGCGGTTTTGTAACCCAGCCGTCTGGCACACATCTCAGACGTACCTCTGGCAATCAGGTCTCCGGTCTTGGCATCGTACACGGTGTACCACATGACATGGAGGACAGTGTCAGGCATACGTGATCTCCCCGGACTCCTCTTGCAGCATCTCCCGCACGTTGTCCATTTCTTCGGCGCACATCTCCCAGACGTTTGCCCGTGCGGAGTATCCGGCCCGGACAACAATGTCATCTGAGGCTTCGGCTTCTCGCCTGCAGCGTTCGGCAAGCCGCGTGTAGGATTTGACTTTGCCCTCAACGTACTCTTTAGCCGTCATCATGCCCCACGCTCCTGATTCTCCGGGTATTCCGGGTTGCGGGCGTGGGCACGGTTGATCTTGCCGTACTTGCGCCGCTTTGCGGCTCTCTCCCTGTCCTCTGCGGCAAAGCCCAGACGAGCCAGCAGAACAGCGGCCAAAATCAGCGCCAGCGACACCGCAAACAGCGTGCCGGAGATGTATCCAGTGGTCTGCGCGGTGCCCTCTGCGCCCATAGCTGTGCCCATTCCAACGCCGCCAAAAATGACAGCCAGCCAGTAGTAAGTAGTAGATTTTAACTTCATTCCTTCGGATCCTCCTTTGTGTAAACCTTTTCGAGCTTGTAAAAGTCCTTCACCCACGCCATAAATCCGGCACGGGAGATCAGCGGAGCCGCACTCTTGGTGTCAATGGATGGCACCGCCCATGCCGGGAAGCTGCCAGCCTGAATCATACCGGTAAAGATCGGCTCGCTCACTGAAATGTTGTTATCACGCATGATCTGGCAGCACTCTGCGATTCCCATGCTCGGCTTCATTATCGTCCACCTCCTTTTTTGTTCTCAGCTGCCGTTTCAGCCGGATATGCTCCAACCGCTCCGGCTGCCTTGCATCCCAGCGCTGTTCAAGCCAACGCTTGTTGTAGTGCTTCTTCACGGTGCAGCCTCCACAAACTCGCCATTTTTGAGGGTGTACCAGGTGTTCTCTTTGATAACGGCTCCGTCAACCTTTGCCATTTTGGCCAGCAACATATTGCCGTCATCATCGTACTCGGTCAGCACCAGATAGCAGCCCAGTGCGCCGCACGCCTTACCGCAAGCACCGTTTACAACGGCAATGCTATCTTTTCCGTCTGCTTTTGCGTTGCAATAAGCCCCAGTGGCTGCCGCCGTGCTGGAATCGCCGCTCGAACCAGCCGTGCTGTAATAGCCGCTGGAACCCGCCGTGCTGTAATTGCCGCTCGAACCCGCCGTGCTGGAATCGCCGCTCGAACCCGCCGTGCTGTAATTGCCGCTCGAACCCGCCGTGCTGTAATCGCTGCTCGAACCCGCCGTGCTGTAATAGCCGCTGGAACCCGCCGTGCTGTAATTGCCGCTCGAACCCGCCGTGCTGTAATAGCCGCTGGAACCCGCCGTGCTGGAATAGCCGCTGGAAAAAGGTTCTTTGCCCTTCACCCGATTAAAAACAGCATTCACTGTAGCTTTTACCAGCCCTGCAAAATTCACCTCACCTTTCACCGTCAGCTCAGTGCAGGCCAGCTTACTGTCCTCTTCGCTTTTATCCACGTTCCCGCCGCACTCGACCTCAAAAAAGCGCGGGCCATCATTCAACGGGTAGTAGCGCAGCACATCCAGCGGGTTCTCGCAGGCATGCATGCCGACATGGCAGCAGTCGGCTTTTTCTTCGGTGTAGGTCTTGCCCACCTCGTACTGCTTGCCACGGCACTGCATATTTTTGTTCATGGCCTTGTAGGCGATGATCTTCTCACTCATGGGTGTCCTCCTTTCTATCAATGTCGCAGCACAACATTGGACGAATGAACCAGATAGGTCACGCCGTCAATCTTCACTTGCAGCTGGTCGCCCTCGTAATCGTCCCAACTGTTCAATTTCCCCTCGACAATCGTTCCGTCAGGCATTTTCAGCTGTGCCCAGTTGTATTCATAGGTCAGGTCAATAACCTGCTTATTGCATCCGGCCATCAGCAAAGCGCTTGCCAATACGGACGCTACACCAACAATAATTTTTTTCATAATAGTAACCTCCAAAATTATCCTTATGCCACGCCGTCCTGGTTGTGCTGCCGGGCGGCAAGTTCCATCTGCTCCACGCTCTGCCTGCGCTCTACGCTGGGCAGCATTCCCACGGCCTTGAGCTGCTCATAAATGAACCGCTGACCCGCTTCCGTCCATACGGTGGTGTTCTTGGTGTCCCACTCGCCGGTGCTCTTGTGCTGGAACGGCGTGGATTTGCGGTTTTTGGTGTAGCCCTTGCCGCAATACTTGGCGTATAGCACCCACTGGCCGTCGCTGGTCTTGTACTGGATCTTCAGGCCGTGAAGGATGCTGTTGAGCTTCTCGGCGCTCAGGCCGTAATCCTTGGCAAGGCTGGTAGTGGTGCGGCAGTTCTTGCCCACGCACACCGCCCGGGCATACTCTGCATCCGGCTTCAGGTCGTTGTTCTCTGCCAGCAGGCTGCGGTTCACGCTTTGCAGTTCTTTCACTTTGTGGTCTGCAATAAGCACCGCCCGGCGCATGACCGCTTCCGGGCTGTTCCACTGCGCCTCCACGGCCAAGAAATACTGCCGGGCCTGCTTACCACGCTCGTTGCGCTGGATCATACACAGCTCCTTCGCCATCGGGATGGTGAGCTGGTGGTCATCAACTGTGCGGCTGACCATCCGCCCGCCCTCATCATGAACCCGCTCAATTCTGAGCGGGTTGAAGTCCTCGCCCTCGGTAAAGCCGTACTCGCACATCCGGGGAAACCAGTCCTTGTAGGCCGTCTTGATCTCCAAGAAGTCGTGTAGCTCCCGACCGCTCACAGTGGGGCGCTCCGGGTTGTCGTAGTTGATGGGTATAAGGCTGTTCATGCGGTCTTACCTCCTTCATCATCTGCCAGCAGCGCCGTGACCGGCACCCGGAAATACTTCGCAACCTTGAGCAGCTGCGAGATACTGGGGCCGTAAATCGAGCGCTCCCACTTCCCGATTGCGCCGTTGCTCAGGCCTGCCGCCGCCTCCAGATCGGTGCGGCTCAGTCCGTGCAACTTGCAAAACTGGTCGATTTTTGAAACATTCACTAGCAATTCTCCTTTCCGGGCTTGAAAATCACTAGAAAATATGCTACTATGTATTTGCAAGGTACAAAGTGAATAAAATCTAGCATTTGCCCGATATAATAGTATCGAGGGCTTTTGGTTTTTGTTTGCCCTGTGCCTAGTATTATACTAGATAAAATTCTAGATATCAATAGATAATTTGGATTTTCTAGAATTTTATCTAGATGCACAGTTTTTGGAGGTGCTTTTTGTGGGAAATATTCAAACCGTCAAAAAGATCTCCAAAGAAAAAGGCATTTCGTTGGCTTTTGTATGCAGACAGATTGGAAGAAGTCACGGATATCTCGCAGAAATCGCAAACAGAGACGGTGACGTTCCCGAAAAAATGCTAGGCCCCATTGCAAACGCCTTGGGCGTAACAGTCGAAGAACTCACCGGCGAAGGGCAAAAAGAAAAGCCCAATACCTTAGATGGCATTGAGCTTGAAAAATTGTCACCAGCCCGCCGGGCGCTGCTGGAAGCGCTGGATGGCATGGATGACGAAAACATTATGAAAATTGTTCGGATTGCTCAGGCGGTTAAAAAGGAGCTTCCAGAGTGAGTATAATACATCTTAATAGAAAAGAGCTCAAACTGCTGAAAGCCCTCGATCGGGAATATCCCGGTGGCGTTGAACGGACAAAAGAACTGTTTCAAGACGCTACGGCGCTTGAAGAACTTGGCTTTGCAGAATCTTCTACAACAGGGTTTATGCAGTCCGGATTGCGAATCACAGAAGCCGGAAAGCAATTTTTGCGAGAACGCAACGCAAACAAGTTTTCCTCGCTGATGAAAATAGCAGGCGGCATCGTCACTTTGCTCCTGATTCCGGTGCTGGTAAATCTGATTTCTGATTATGTATTACCGGTACTTTTCAAATAGGAACCACTCGGCCGCCCAGACAAAGCGATAGAAAATATCGTAAACGAAGAAGCGCCGGATCCGGTGCTGGTTTTTGGGCTTGTACCATTTTCCGTCCTCGTCTTGCTTCAAAATGTTCAGTTTACAAAACAGCATAGAACCTCCGAATGACTTCTTGAAGTTGCTTTTCAGATAGCGAAAGAACCTCGCTGGCGGCAAGACGCACAAGTTTGTCGTGCGACTCTTTTTCTTCCAGTATATCATGTTTTGCAAACTTTGTGCTATTTTCTTGCACTTTCTTTCCCTCCTTTGGCAAAGCTCTTTGATAATTTTGTTTTATGGCAGCTGGTTGGCTGCTCATTTTTGTATATGTGAGGTGCGTTTTATGAAATGTCCAAAATGCGGAGCTGAAATTGAGAACGTGAAATTCTGCCCTGAATGTGGAGCACCTGTTGCTTCGGGTTCCGTGACAGCAGCTATCGAATCGGACAAAAAACCTGAAAAGAAGAAAAAAGGTCACGGATGCGGATGTGCGGTCGCTGTTAGTGTTGCGCTGATCGTGTTCGTTATGATGATCACCCCTTCTTCCGGCACGACAAGTTCAGCGTCCGGAACAAAGAGCAGCACGTCCATAAAATCGTCAATTTCTGCCGATGATAGCCTTACAATGGGGCAGAGAAACGCTTTGCGGTCTGCCGAAAACTACCTGAGTGCTGGTATGGGATTCTCTTACAGCAGCCTTGAAGGCCAGCTTGAGTATGAAGGATATTCCACGGAAGATGCTACTTATGCCGTAGATCATTGTGGCGCCGACTGGAACGAACAGGCTGCGATAAGAGCAAAAAATTATATCAATTCCATGTCCTTCTCTCGCTCCGGTCTGATTGAACAGCTAGAGTTTGAGGGATTTAGCCAAAGCCAGGCAGAATACGGTGTCACTGCTGTTGGATATTGATGTGTAAACTTATTTACAACCGCATTATACAGCCGTGTGTTGTCGCAGTCAATGGGTTTGCCCATCACTCTTTTTGATGGGTTGAATCGAGTTGTTGCATTTTTTGCAACAACTCCCCTGCTCCGGTCTCTGCGCCGCCGGGCGTTTTGGCCGTCATATGTAATGCGTGCAGTGTATTGATCTTGCGGGCGGCGTACATGGTGGCAAGGGCTTGCTGCTCCGGGGTCATATCAACGTAGCAGGCAAGCGCGGCGCGGATGTGCGTGCAAAAGTGGCTCATCTTCTCCATAGTCAGTCCTCCCAAGGCTGTGGTGTGCGGTCGGTTCCGTTCAAAACGGTGGCAGGCATACCGTCGATGATGGTCATTTCGGTTTCTTTACCGTTTCTTTGCTCAAAATCCATTTTGTTTTCCCCTTTCTTTTGTGCACATTTATGTCTTATGTTCCAAATTCTACCATGCGCCGTTGGAAAACAAAATACGGATATTTTTTGTCGAATGGCGCAGATTTTTTCTGCGCCATTTTCTGTTAAAAACACGTTGGTTTTACGGGGGCGAAAGTATGAGTTATTTTACGGCGAGCCAAATCGGGAAAGCGCTTGCAAAAGCACGGGTGTCTGCTGGCCTGAGTCAAGTGGAGATCGCAAGGCTCATCGAGAAGGGTGAGAGGACGGTACAGAGCTGGGAAAAAGGCTGCACCAGCCCGGACAGTGACGAGGTCATGGATTGGTGCACAGCATGTGGGGTGTCCCCCATCACCGTGTTTATGGAGATGCTGCACCCAGATCTGTATGCGGTTTCCGACAGCGAAAGGCTGGAAGATTCTGTAGATCGGGAGCTGCATCTGCTGATGAGGGCTCTGCCGCCCATCACGAAGCGACTGCTGCTTTTCATTCTGAAGGGCCGACACGGCAGCAGTCCGACTGCGGTGATCTCCGAGATGGCCGCAAACCTGCACTGCCCACTCAACAACCGGGTCAGCGTGTGCGGGACCATCATAGACCAGTATACCTATGCGCAGATTGCTGGCCTTGACCCATGCCCGGACGCTCCGCATCCTCCCATTGACGACCTGAAAATCAACTACAAGGCTGGAAGGGCCGCTGCTGAAAATGGTGCATTCGGATATATCGGGCAGAAAAAGGAGTAAGCCATGAAATGCGTGAGACCATGCTGCCGGAAGGAAATCCCGGATGGTGCTTCTTTTTGTCCGTGGTGCGGGAAGAAACAGCCGGAAGCCGCCCCGAAGCAAAGAAAAAAGCGCCGCCGTCCCAAGGGCAGCGGCAGCGTGTATAAACTGAGCGGGATGCGGGCAAGACCATATGTTGCACTCACAGCCCGCAGGGATGTTCTGGGAACGTTTGAAACGGCAGGCGAAGCAGTACAAGCGCTGGACGCTTACAACGCCCAGAACACTCCCGCTGCGCTTCTGAAATGCACCTTTGCAGATGCCTATGCCCAATGGAGAGCGCAGCCAAAGTTTGAAAAGCTCAGCACGGACATGCAAAAGGGGTACGAGCTGGCTTATGCAAAGGCTGCGCCGCTATACGACCGACAATTGCGGGACTTGAAAGCGGCAGATTATCAACAGGTCATTGACGCAATGGTGGAAAAAGGGCTCTCCCGAAGCTCCTGTGAAAAACAGCGCACGCTTTTTAGCCAGATCTGCGAGTGGGCAATGGCGCAGGACATCATAAACAAAAATTATGCCATGCTGCTGCAGCTCCCGGCGGCTACAGGAAAAGCGGAGCGCACTCTGACTGCAGCCGAGATAGAGCAGATCAGCAGCCGACAAGACGACCCGAGGTTTGGGCAGACGGCGCAAATCGCAATGGTACTGCTTTATACCGGCATGCGCATCGACGAGCTGCTTTCCATGCGCTGCGAGGATGTGCATCTGAAAGAGCGGTACATGCAGGGCGGTGAAAAGACAGAAGCGGGCAAGAACCGCATCATCCCCATCCTTGAGCCCATTTACAAGATCATTTCCTTTTGGATGCTTGACAGCGGGTGCGAATGGCTGATTCCATCCAAGGCCGGCACAAAGCTGGATAAGCGCAACGTGGCTACAAAGTTCCGGGCGTTGATGCAGGAATGCCATATAGAGGGCGTGCATCCACACACGCTGCGCCACACGGCCAGTAGTAAGATGGTGGAGTGCGGCCTGGAAAAGACCGCGGTACAGGCAATCCTCGGGCACAAAAATTTCTCCACCACGGCCAATAAGTACGTGTCCCACAACGATCCGACATATTTGTTGCGGGAAATGCAGAAGATGAAGTACTGACTTGTTAGATTGTTTGTTGGATTATCGCATTCATTCAGGAGATTTCAAGGCATTTCAAGCAAAAAGAAAAACGCACGAACGATTCGTTTTCATCGTTCGTGCGTTTATTTTTGGAGCTGGTGACAGGAGTTGAACCTGCAACCCACTGATTACAAATCAAATTTATTTAGCGTTTTAATGTGAATAATTATCAATTTGTTAGCTTTCTGCTAGATTATGCACCCCGTGCCAAAACGCTGAAGCTTATGTAAAAATAGCACATTCTATGTCTTTTTACAAGTCGCTTATCTTTCGCATTACTAGCTCATACTCTTTCGGGTACACCAGCTTTATTGCCTTCATGTGCTCATCAAGCACTTCCATCAAGCCTCCAAAGGGCGCGGCGCTGGCCGCTTCCACGAACTCGCTTTGCGGATTTGCTTTTGTGGAGTATGCCGCCGCATAAGTCGCGGGCGGCAATGACTGGATCTGCGTTTCAGGCGCGTGCGCTTCTTCCAACTCGTCCCGCACAGTGCAGAGGGCGGCAAGTTTGTTGACACTCTGCCAGCTGGTTTCCTCGCACTTGAGCTTGCGGATGTGCTCATTGATCTCGTCAATATCCATACCTGCCGCCCCCTTTCTTATGCGTTGCGCAGGATGTCTGCCGCCCGCTTGTAGGCGTCACGCTCTGCACCGGTGGCTTCCTGCATCATGTCCTCGATGTCAGAAATCATGCGCTCACGTCCATCCGTGCGGGAGTAGTGACCGCGCACATAGTGACGGCCACGGTTGGCGTAGCTGTTTCCCCGGTTGTAACCGTTTCCGGCATCGTGGCCGAAAGTCCCGCGCATGTCAGCTTCCCACTCGCCTGTTCGGCTGTACTCTCCGCCCTCGCAGTAGTCCGCAATGCGGTGGATGTCCAAAATGATATCCACAATCTCGCCGATCATCTCAACATCACCCGGGGAACGGTTCTTTTTGTCGGTCAGTTCCATGAGCTCGTCGCACATCTCATCCTTCAGGTGATTAAGTTTATCCAGCATGGCTTTATCTCCTTTCTTATGCTACCCGCTCAACGATCAGGTTGCTGTTTGCAATGTTGACCGCCTGCGTGCCGGTGTTTTTAACCGCCACGGTCAAGCAGCAGCCTCGCGGCACCTCGATGAACGCAGCAACGAAAACGTTGAAGTAGTTTTCGACTGCAGCAGGTGTGACAATGGCGGTCGCGCTATTGAGTGCCTCACCGCCGACAGCCAGCGCCACGGAAACGGGCCCCACGGTGCCGCCGGTGGGAATGGCGATATTTCCGCCAAAGCTCACCTTGAAGCGGGCCCGGCACTGCCCGCTTGTTAGGCCGCGCAGCGTCACAAGGCCGCTGCCAGCACGGTGCACAATGCACGCAGGCGCTTTCGCCGCAGTCTCGGTGAGGGGAAGGTTCTGCCCAACTGCCACAGTCTGGGTTGCGACAGATGTAAATTCAGCCATTTTATCGGCTCCTTTCATAATAAAAACGCCGGGACTGCTGCCCCGGCGCTCTGGTTTGCAAAATCAGCTCAGGGGCTGAACAGACTACATACAATTTGCAGTCAGTTGCCGTGATTCGGTTATGCGCAGCTGCCGCAGCCGGTCCCACAGCCATAGTAAATGGCGTTGGGGTTGGGCACCTGATAGGTAGGCACAGGAACCTTCTGCTGAAGCGTTCCGATGATCTGGTTGGTCTGCGCGTTCATCGCGGTGGTCAGGAGCGCGCTCTGGCGATCCTGAGAAGCAGCCCGGCGCAGCTCGTTGTTCTCGCTCTGCAGGGTGGCGATCTTATCGTTGGTCAGGAAGTCAAGCACCGCGCGGGTGTTGCTGTTCTGATTCTCGATGATGTCCCGGGTGTTGTTGTTCATGGCGTTCTGCGTTGCGCAGAAGCCCTGCTGCATCTGGTTCCGGGTGTCGCACTCCTGAGTGGCCAGATTGTAGTTGACTCCCTGGATCGCGGTCTGGGTCTTGCAGCAGCAGTCTGCCAGCTGTGTAGCCAGAGCATTCTGACCCTGCATCAGCGCAACGTTGGTGCTGTTGAAGCCCTGCTGCATGGCGTTGGTGACACCGTTCAGGCCCTGCTGCACGCCGTTGAAGCCCTGAAGCATCCCAGTGTTCATGGCATAGAAGCCATCACACAGGCCGCTTTCCAGCCCGTTCAGCTTGTTCATGACACTCTGGTTGTCGAAGCCGCGCTGCAGGTCTGCCTGTGTGACAGCGCTGGTCATATAAGGCGAAGCGCCGCCCATGCCGCCGCCCCAGCCAAAGCCGCCCATGCCGCCCCAGCCGAACATGCCGAAAATCAGGAAGAGGACGATCCAGCCCATCCAGTCGCCGCCCCAGCCGTTGAAGCCGTTGCTGTAGCCATTGGCGGGCTGTACCGGCATGGTCAGAACCGTGCTATCAGAAGAAAGAGACATAGTTTTACTCCTTTACGTTAGATTTTGAAATTTATTCTAAATGCGGCCGCATTTTAGAATCCAAACATATTTTTCATGCCGTTGAGCATCGGCGCGATCTGCTGTGCCCGCTGCTGAATGGCGTTGAGCTGCTGTTGTGAGAGCTGCCCGGAGGTGAGCATCTGGTTTATCATCTCCTGCGGGTTCTTTCCCTGCATCTGGCCCATAAACTGCTGGAACTGCCCGCCAATGGGGTTCTGGGTCTGTCGGCCCATCGAGTTGTACAAGCTGCTGCTCATCGTTTAGCTCTCCTTTTCCGGCTCTGGTGCTTCCTGCTTCTCCAACGCCGCCAGCTTTGCCGCCAGCGCGTCGAACTCCTTGCGGGTGACATACTCCCCGCCTGCGGCTTGCGTGGCAGCGATCGACGCTTTGGGGCCGCTGGTGCGTTCTTTGTAGTCGTAGATGCGGAGAGGGAACGGCCTGCCGTCCTGTCCCACTTCTTTGATGTAAAAGGTATCGGAATCGGCATCCAGTAAAAGCACCCGGCTCCCGTTGGCGACCAGATAGCCCCGAGCTGCCGATTCACCCTGTACCCAGATAAAACCGCTGTCAGCCGGTGCGGCCTGCCCCTGCATTGTAGGCATCATGACGGGCTGGGGCTGGTACTGTGCTGCCCTGAGCTGTTCAAGCTGCCCCTGCGGCTGTTGCGGGTAATACACTTGTGGGTATCCGTTATAGATCGGCATTGCTTAGTCCTCCTTGTACCAGTAGTAAATCGGGCATTCTGCGCCGCTGTCCCAGCTGTCTAGCCAGTCGCCGTTGACCACGGCCAGAACGTGGCCGGAGCAGCCCAGTACATACACGCCGTTCGGGTACTCCCGGGCAAAATCTGCCACCGTGTAACAGGTGGTGCAGTCCGCCTCAACAAGGCGACGCTTGAATCCGTGCTTTTGGAGGTATGCGCCCCATGTGCGGTTGGCGCTGGGCATATCGCCGAGAGCAAATCCGGTCAGCGCCAATCCAATGTAGACCTGCTCCCAGCTCTGCCCTGTGGCAGCCGCTACAGCACGCACGGCGCAATCCCCGACGCTGCCCCCGTTGGGGTTGGGGCTGAACTTGATCCACACTGGCGCTTGCCTCCTTTGCGCCCAGTGTAGCAGAGCCGCCCGGCGGGAGAGGCAACGAGCGACCAACGAAGGACAAAAATGCTCTATTTTGCCAAAAGAAAAAAAGTGCTCATTGAGCGTATAATAAAGACAGTGAAAGACACCAACACACAACAACATGGAGGTAAAAAATATGAAGATCCTTAACGCTGAAGAGTTCGCCGCAAAGGTCATGGAGAACGGCACCGAGGTGGAGCCTGACGAATACAAGACCATGGACTGGCAGCAGTGGGAGCCAGACGAAACCGTCTGGACGATTTACGCCCACATCGGCTGCGATGGTGAGGTTTTGCACTGCCGTGATCACGCAACGGATACGTTTACAGCAGACATGCACTTGACCAATGAGCAGTCCGAAGCGCTCATGAGCGGCGAACTGGACGACATGGAGAAGGACGTCATCATCAGCGACATCTACCCCCAGTACGTCGAGACGCTCAAAGAGAACGAA